CAGGATAGCGTGCAGATGACCGGAACCGGCGCCAACGGCATTCGTCTTCCAACAGATATGCCGCTGATGGCGCCTTATGTCCTGTCGGCGGTTTCCGGCGCGACGTTGGTATATCCACCGACCGGCTGCGCGTTCAACGGTTTAGCCGTGAACGTTTCGATTTCTGTCGCGGCGAACAAGTCCGCGATCATTTATCGCCAATCGTCCATGAACTGCGCATTCAACCTATCGGCGTAAGGAGAAGACAATGGCTGATTTTTCTAAGTTGACTGCCGATCTCGAAGCCCTCTCCACCAAGGTGGACGCGCTGATTGCCGCGGCAACTCCGCCGGTACCAGAGCCGGTGATTGATGACCAACCGGCTGTAGACGCAGCTTCCGCTACGGTCGAGGCTATCCTCGCCAAGATTCCGTAATGGGAACGCCGCTGACGCTTCTTGAAATCGCACAGACAGCGTTTCAAGAATTGGGATTGAACGCGCCGACCACCGTTGTCGGTTCACAGGACATTCAGGTCATCCAACTGCTGGCCTTGTTGAACCGCGACGGCAACGAACTGTATCGCTCCAACGACTGGACGACCCTGCAGGGTGAGCACATCGTCAACCTGCAGACGCCGATCGATGTGACCGGGGATGTGCTTCAAGGTTCGACCACGGTCAGCAACACGACCACGGCTGGGATCACGGCGGGGGCCTATTCGTTGTCAGGCGTCGGTCAGCCTGCGGCTCAACGTGTGGCCTCCATCACCAATGCGACCACGCTCGAGCTGGAGATGGAGTCGACGGCGACCGCTGTCGGAACCGATCTGATCTTCGCGCGGGATACCTACACGATCCCATCGGATTTCGATCGATATATCTCGCATACGTGGTGGGACCGCACCAATCACTGGATGTTGATGGGGCCGCAGTCTCCCCAGTTCGATCAGTGGCAGCGCTCTGGAATTGTCACGACAGGACCACGGTTGCGCTGGCGGCAGATCGGTGTACGGCCAACGGTGTTTCGTCTGTGGCCACCTCCGACCAGCGCAAGCACACCGGACGCGCTTGTCTTCGAATACGTCAATGACGGCTGGGTGCTGCATATCGACGGCACGTTCGGCAACAAGTTCACGGCCGATACGGACATCCCATTGCTGCAAGACCAGATGTTCATCCTCGGGGTGAAGTGGAGATTCTGGCAAATCAAGGGCTTCGATTATGGAGCCTTCCAGCAAGAGTACATCGATTTCGTGAACCGCGAGAAGGCGAGGGATGGCGGCATGCCTGATCTCCAAATGGGCCGCAGGAAATTCCCGTATCTGATCAGTAGCGCGAACGTGCAAGACGGCAACTTTCCGGGGAATTGATGGCCGATGCGGAAGCAATCGCTGCGCTGCTTAATCCCATGATGGCCGGGCGCCAACCGGCTGCATCTTTCGATACGCAGTTAAATCCGCTTGAGGAAATGGCCTACCGCCAATGGGTTCAACAGAATCAAGTTCCCACAAATCCTGATGCGACTGCGCCGCAGGATTACGACATGCGCGGATTTTATCAGGGCTTGCAGCAGGGTAACCCGAAAGCTCAGTCGGCCATCAATCCCAATGATAGCCGGATGCATTACCCGGATTTCTGGAAAACCCCATTGCACGAGACGTTTTCTAATCAAAGCCAATGGTCTCCCGCCAATGCCCCCGCATGGAATGAACAGGATCAGCTTGTTTCGCAGGGTGGGCGCGTGATGTTCGATGAACGCGCTAAAAAGGATGCAATTGCGCAATTACTGATGGGGGCGCGATAATGCGTCTCACAGTTCTCAACAAGAAGGGCGCGGCTGGGAAACTCGGCGGCTATCAAGTTGCGACAGGCGCCAGCCAGCCAGCTCCTGTAGAAGGTTGGGACGCGCAATCTCCCATTGCTGCGATGTCACCCAAGCGCGCGGTCAAACTCGACAACTGGTTTCCGCAACCCGACTGGATCGAGGTGCGCAAGGGGCACATCGTCCATGCGCCATGCACGGCTGATCCCATTGAGACCCTGGCGACCTATAACGGCCTCACCACGCGGACCATGTTCGCGGTCTCGAACGGTGTCATCTTTGAAGTGACCGCCTCTGGTTCTGGAACGTCAGCGGTCACCGGGCTCGCGAATTCGAGATTCCAGCACCTCAACTTCGCCACCACCGGGGGCAACTTCCTCTACATGGTGAACGGTGCTGATGTTCCGCAATATTACGACGGATCGACATGGCAGACCGCCGTCATTACCGGGATTTCCTCTTCCGACATCATCGGGGTCAACGCCTTCAAGGAACGGCTGTGGTTCACGCTGACCGGATCGTCTGATGCCGCTTACCTTCCGGTGGATTCGATTCAAGGCGTGGCGACCCCGTTTCCCCTTGGTGGTCTGTTCACCAAGGGCGGCTTCCTGATGGCAATGGGAACGTGGTCCCTCGACGCCGGAAACGGCCCGGACGATTACGCCGTGTTCATGTCGTCGATGGGCCAGTGCGCGGTTTACTCCGGAATCGATCCCGCCGTTGATTTTGCTCTGGTTGGGGTGTTCGACATGGGCGCTCCAATCGGCCGCCGCTGCCTGACCAAGGTGGGGGCCGATATCGCGCTAATCTGCATCGACGGGGTTGTCCCCTTGTCGAAGGCGCTGATTTTCGAGCGCTCCGCAGTGGTGAAGGCGACGCTGACCGAACGCATCCAACGGGTGATGAACCAGTCAGCAAGACTCTATCGGAATAACTTCGGCTGGCAGTTGATCTCCTATCCCAGAGGGACAAGGGCTATCCTCAATGTCCCGATCGAGGAAAACACCGATCAGGTCCAATACGTCATGAACACGCTTTCCGGAGCGTGGTGCCAGTTCATCGGCATGAAGGCAAACTGTTGGGAGCTTTTGAACGAGGATTTGTATTTCGGGGGCAATGACGGGGTTGTCTACAAGGCGGACACTTCGGGGAATGACTCCGGTAACGCTTTGAATGCCGACATGATGACGGCCTATAATTATTACGGTGTGCGGGGCAACCAAAAGCGCTGGATGATGTGCCGGCCACAACTGACCACGGACGGGCAGGTCAATCCTGGTTTGGCGCTCAATGTTGATTTCCGCGACGATGCGCCGCTTTCCGTTCCTTCCACCCAGATTGTCGCGGCATCGCTATGGGATGTTGCGCTGTGGGATCAAGGGTTATGGAGCGGGGATGTCCGAACCCAGGCAAACTGGAATTCGGTCGATGGCATCGGTTACTGCGCCTCTATACGTCTCGCAGTATCGATCGAATCCACTGTGGTTGGAGAGCCGGGGTTATGGGGCACGGGACTTTGGGGCGGCTCAACGTGGGGAACAACCATCGCGGATGAAGTAGTCCTGCAGGTGAACGCCTTTGATTTGACCTATGAGAAGGGAGCGATCGTATGATCCTCCTTGGCCATGACGAGACCGTGGCGAACTGGGTTGGCTCCATCACTGGAAAGCCCTTCCACCCGCCGTTTACCGCCATCGGCTCAGTCGATCCTGAAGGCCATCTGACCGGCGGCTTCGTCTTCACTGGCTTTAACGGCACCTCGATTGAACTGTCATTGGCAGGGCATGGGGTGACACAGCGCGGTCTCTGGAGGGCCATTCTTTACTACGTGTTCGACCAATTGAAGGCTGACCGGATTCAGATCCACACGGCTGCAAGCAACAAGACCGTGCGCAAATTGGCCCCAAGGCTTGGGTTTGCGTATGAGGGCAAATCACGTAGATATTACGGTCGAGAGGATGCCTTCGTTTATTCGCTGGTTCGGGATGACTTACCGTCATTCCGGCAGCGATGGCGGCTATAGGAGGCTCCGATCGACGCACCGCAGGCGCCAGCCGCCCCAGATCCCGCGAAAACCGCCGCCGCACAGTCAACCGCGAACAAGGAAACCGCGGTCGCTCAGTATGGCCTGAATGCAACCAACCAGGTCACGCCACAGGGTAGCCTTAGCTACAAGCAAATTGGTACGTGGGCGGACGGAACACCACGGTTCGAAGCGACCACAGCGCTCTCTCAAGGTCAGCAATCGCTGTACGACAAGGGCCTCGTTACCCAAGGCAATCTAGCCGATATCGGCAATCAGCAGTCGGCCAGAATCGGTGCGCTGCTGAATACGCCGGTCAATCTCAACACCGCGACCGAGGACAAGATCGCCAAACTGGGTGCGGCCCGGCTTGATCCCCGGTTCGCTCAAGAAGCGGAATCGCTGGACACCAAACTAATCAACAAGGGCATCCGGCCCGGCTCCGCGGCATGGGCCAATGCGCAGACGGCGCAGACCCAGGCCAAGAACGACGCTTATAACCAACTCTATCTGAGCGGCCGCGGACAAGGCGCACAAGAAGCCTTGACGGAACGTAATCAGCCGATCAACGAGATTTCTGCGCTGCTTTCGGGCTCTCAGGTTTCCCAGCCGGGCTTCACGAACACGCCGCAGCCGGGCGTCGCGCCTACCGATGTGATCGGTGCGCAGCAGCAGAGCTTGAACCAGGGTAACCTCAACGCCCAACTGCAGGCGAACCAGAACAACGCGTTGATGTCTGGTCTGTTCAGCCTTGGATCGGCTGGCATCGGCGGTTGGGCCAAATCAGACATCAATGCCAAGGAGAATATCGAAGTCGTCGGCGAACGTGACGACGGGCTGCATGTGATCGACTTCGATTACAAGCCGGATGCGGGACCGGAAGGACGGCAGCGCGGCTTGATGGCCCAAGAAGTCGCTCAGGTCTACCCGAACGCAGTTGCCCGCGCTCCTGACCGCAGCGGCCATCTGATGGTGAATTACGGTGCCGTTCCTCGAGGCTTCATGGCATTGGGGAAGGCCGCCTGATGCCCGAAAGCGGCTCATACGATCAAGCCACGCTCGCCCGGCGCTACGCCATGGCGCAGAAGCTGATGGAGAAGGGTCAAGCCCCGGTCACGCACTGGGCACAGGGTCTGGCCAATCTCGCAAACTCTGCCCTTGGCGGCTATGAATATTCCAAGGCAGACGAAGAACGAAAAGCCGAGAAGGTCAAGGAGACTTCCGATCTCTATGGGGCGCTTGGATTGCCGCCGCCGGCCGCTGCGCCAGTGGAGCCTACGGGGGGATTTCAGAAGCTGGCGGCGCTACTCTCGGGTACTCCTGCCGCCGCCTCACCGCCGGCCGTAGCAGCTCCTGCCGGGCCTGCATCGGATCAGGCTTCATATCCGCCGCCTCCCGCGGCTGGCGCGCCCCCGACTACATTCCGGCCCGGCATAGCCGCTCCTGTGGCGCCTTCTGGAGCCGCTCCCGATTACAGCAAAGCCATTGCCGGCATCGAGTCCGGCGGGGCCTACGACAAGCTGGGACCGCAGACGAAAACCGGCGATCGGGCCTACGGCAAATATCAGGTGATGGGCGCGAACGTCCCAGAGTGGACCACGCAAGTCCTTGGCAAGCCAATGACGCCTGAGCAGTTCGTGGCCAACCCTGACGCGCAGGAAGCCGTCTTCAAGGCCAAGTTCGGCGATTATGTTCAGAAGTTTGGACCTGAGGGCGCTGCGAAAGCGTGGTTTGCTGGCGAGAAGGGGATGAACAATCCCAACGCCAGGGACGTGCTTGGAACGACGGTCGCAGGCTATGGGCAGAAGTTCACGCAGGCGCTTGGGGCCGCCCCGCAAGTCGCCGCGGCTCTAACAGCGCCCACTGGAGATGCAGCCCTGCCGCCGGGAGCTACCCCAGCGCAGGGCATGCTGCCGACGGCAGCCCAAGCAGGTGCGCCTGCCGGCATCCTCTCTGACGTTCCGCAAGACAAGAAACTGCAGATCGCGCAAATGCTGTCGTCGACCAACCCGACCGTAAAGGCAATGGGCTCGGCAATTATGCAGCAGGCAATCAAGCCTGAAACGACTGACGAGATCAAGGAATACAACCTCGCCAAGAAGCAGGGTTTTCCCGGGTCGTTCTTCGAATTCAAGTCTGGGCTGAAAAAGGCCGGAGCGGTTAACGTCACCACCAACATTGAAAAGCCAGAACTCGCTTTTGACACCAAGGCTGGTCAGTTGCAGGCGGAACGTTTTAACGAACTGGCCTCCGATGGTCAGACCGCCAAGCAGATGGTTTCCGACATCACGACACTTACCGACCTCGGTAAGAACATCGGCACGGGCAAACCCGCAGAGTTCAAGGCGGCAATCGGCCCTTATGCGGAATCTCTCGGGATCAAGATCGATGGCCTGAGCGATATCCAAGCTTATGAAGCCGTCGTGAACCGTATTGCGCCGAACTTGCGCGTAAAGGGCACTGGTGCTCAGTCCGATCTCGAATTGAAGAACTTCCTGAAGTCACTGCCGTCGCTCGGTAACACACCAGAAGGCAACGAAATCGCATCGACTGTTTTGATCGGCCTGCAGGAGAACAAGATCCGCGCGGCTGAGATCGGCTCCAAGGCACTCACCAAGGAGGTCACTCGGTCGGACGCTGAGAAGCAATTGCGTGATCTGCCGGACCCGATGACGCAGTATCGCGAATATATGAAGGCCAATCGGGGAGCGCCGACAGCGGGTGCGAAGACGGCGCCCCCATCTGGCGCCCTTGAGGAGGCCCGCCGTCGCGGGTTGATCAAGTAATGGCAGACTACAGCAAAATGAGCGATGCGGAATTGATGGCGCTGGTTCAGCCCGTCGATTACTCCAAGATGTCTGACGAGGATTTGCTTAAGGCTGTGAACGGTCCTTCGGTTGCGGCGGATGTTGCAAAATCAGGCGGCATCGGACTGGCAAAAGGCACCATCGGCATTGTCGGAGCTGGTGGCGATGTTCGCGGGATGTTGAGCAAGGCAACTGACTTTCTGGGCGAGAAGGCCGGTCTTTCGCCAGAGACAATTGAAACAACAAAGAACGTGGCTTCACGCGTGGCCAAAGCAACACCGCTGGCAGCAATTGCTGAAGGACCAACGTCAGCCGACATCCAGAAAGGCGTCGAGGGCTATACCGGAGAATTCTACAAGCCGCAAACGCGTGCCGGGAAATATGCTCAGACAGTTGGAGAATTCTTGCCGGCATCGCTCGCGGGGCCGGGCGGTCTGGTCCGGAAGGGCGTAACCGGCGTGCTGTCCGGTCTCGGCAGCGAGGCGGCTGGACAGTACACCGAGGGCACCAAGGCAGAACCTTATGCGCGGATTGCTGGCGCATTGGGCGGTGGTCTTGCGCCGTCCGCGATTGGTAGAGCGGTTACGCCCATTCCAACGTCAGCGGCTCGTCAGCGGCTTGTGGATGTGCTCGGGGATGAGGGCGTCACCTCTCTAACGGCAGGTCAGCGAACCGGCAACAAGGCCCTGCAGTACGGCGAGGATATGCTGGGCAATGCTCCAGGTGCCGGCCAGTCCGCTACGAATATTCGACAGCGTGGGCAAGAGCAGTTTACCGAGGCAGCGATGCGTCGCACAGGGGCTGGCCCGGATGCGACGCCGGAAGTTCTAGCGCAAAACCAAGCGC